TGCTATCATAGCAAATGCTTGAACAAGTTGTGCAACTCTTTTTGCTGTTTTTGCAGCAACAATAGCTTCACCAATACTTGCAACAACTACCATAGCTTGTGCAACCCACTTACGCTTGTTGATTCGCTTCATTGCTGCATCATAGTATTTTTGCCTATTTTCACCGCTGAGACGCAGAGATCTCATCTCTGCGTATATTTTAGCTATTTCATCTTGAGCTTCTTCTTCAATAATAAGAATCTGTAGAGCTCCTAGTACAGCAGATATTCCGCCATACCATGCTGTTTTAGCTGTAGCTTTGGTTATTCTTTTTAGGAATCCGTCTTTAGCTTTTACAAAGTCTGCTTTTACTTTAGGATTTTTTTCTGCAACTTCATCAAAGCTGCTGTTCTGAAACTTTGTTCCGTCATCTAGTTCGCCGGATAATGTACCGTCAGCATTTACTGTAAGAGATTTAAATCCTTTTGGAGCAGCATTATTTGCGCTAGGTGTTCTAGAAGCGTCAGGAGTTGATGTAGATGGTCTAGCTGATCTTGGTGGGTCGCCTTGAGCGCCATTGTCAAGCCAACGTCTAAGTTCTGGACTTAGTGGTTGTCCTTCAGGTGGTAAAACAAATACTCGTTCACGATATTGAACATTTAATCTATTAGCTGTCGTTCTAGCAGAGCCAGGACTTTTTGCATCTCCTACAACTGTTCCATTCGGTCCAATGATATTGAACTTTCTATTTCTTCCAGCTCCTTGCTGAACCACAGAGAATGGACCACTTCCAGGACCAGTTATTTCAGAGAGAATCTCACTTACATACATGTTAAAAATCCTAATGCTTTATAGTGTATTTATTTAACTCTTTTAATATCTACTTCGTAGATATTTGTTTTCGCTTACGCTCAAACTATGCACTTCGTTTTTGTATGATAGAAATAAATGAATATTAAGATGAAAGTCGTTATGACGTAAGTCATAACGTTTAAGTTTCATGTAGATTGTTTCAGTCAGACGGAACCTGTTACGGTTCCATCTAATCTCAAAAATAGCTTCATGTGAGTTCGCCACCAGCCGAGACTTGGAAGTAGGTATTTTCTGCTGTACAATGGGCTCTGACCTTTCCCAACCTACGTCGACATCAAAATATAGCTTATAAGCAATAATTTTAAATTATAGCTAATACACTATACTTTTACCCGTTGCTTCGTTCCTAGTGCATACGGTTTTTATGTACATTGCAGTTTTTCGACAGCCAACAATCAGTCTACGTCAATCAAACGCTCTACTACCGAACGCCGCTCAACGTGTTACGTGTGCTCCTATCACGGATGCTTTTTCCACAGCGGTATTTTTAAACTGGCCCGCCAACCTTATGTGTTGGATTGTTTTGCCTGGATGTGATGTTCTAGCAATGCCTGTCGCAATTTATCGGAACCGCCAACTCTAACATTGATAATTCCGTTGTAGTAATCGTCAGTTTCTAAAACTCTACGATCAAATTGCTCTCTTGCCTCTATGTATGACATTTCTGCCCGTGATTTGCAAAAATATAGGATTTCTCTTGTGAAGTTTTCTGGGCCTAGTGCTTCAACGTCTGCGTTTAGCCTATCAGATGATCCCCAATAGTCTTTCCAATCGCTTTCTTTGTAGCCTCTGCGTTTATTTTTCTTGCCTTTGAGTGGTGGTTTAGTAGTTTTAAACTTTGCTAGTTTTTTGCCTACATATTTTTGCCCAGTTTTTGTATTTGTGATGAGATAAACAAAGCCTTCGTATTCGTCTGGTATAGTTTCTATTGTTTTCCCTTCGTATGTCCACTGCATGAACATACTTACCGAGAATCTTTATTTTTCTGTGCCTTTTTTGGTTTTTCTATTTGTGTTATGATGAACATGAATTTCTTCCATACGCTCTTTTGCTAGGCTACGTACTTCACGTAACCATCTGCGTACTTCTCTGTGCGTTCTCACACTATTTCTTGCCTCAAATGTTTCATTTGCCTTGAAGTATTCTAAATATGCCTGTACTAACTTGTCATGAGTGTCATTTTCCATTGTAACACCTCTATTCTACATAGTCAATATCATTTGCATAGCTTGTAAAGCCATTTTCTTTGACAACTTTCATAACGTTATTAACTCTACCTACTAATTCGTCTTTGTGACTGATCAAATAGATATTTTTGTCACGTTCTCTAGCCATTTTCTTGAGAACACTTAGTGCATTTTCAACACCAGCAGTGTCCATGCCACTATCAATAAGCTCATCAATGAATAGCAAGTTAATATTCTGATACAAACTCTCCCAAACATCACGGAATGCAAAACTCATACCTAAAATTAGTCGGTTACGTTCGCCTCTGCTCAAGTTATCAAAGTCTAGATCCTGTCCTAGTTGTGTAATTTCCACATTCAAGTCATTTAAGAATGTAACTTGATGTGGCAAGCCTAGTTTATCGAGATAATATGTGAGTCTATTGTTCAAATATGCTAGATTTTGATCAATAATCTTTTTACGAATAAAACTATCCTTGTTTGTTAGAAGTTTTAGCAAAAATTCTTGATGTTCTTTGAAGCTTGTTAAATCGTTTACAACACTCCAATCAATTTCTTGCATAGCACTGCTGTTTAATTCGTCGATTTGTGACTGATAAGGATCTTCTTCGTCTTGTTTAGAACTAAATGCTTGCTTTAAATTATCAACATTTCCTCTATGTTCGTATGCTTCTTTTGCAGTTTCGTAAAATGTATTAGGACGTCCATTGATATCACCAATTTCATTTAATCCGTCAAGAACTTCCTGCAATTTACCTGCAACTTCTGTTTGATACGCTACTGCATCTTCTAATTCTTTAGACTTTCTTGCTTCAATTTCTGTTTTTTTGTCGTCGTGTAGTGCTTGACCGCAAGTATAACAAGTAGCATCGTCAAGATTTGCGATATCCTTTTCTGCTTTTTCTACACTTTTGGTAGCACGTAATAGTGCAGCTTCTAGTGTGCCTTTTTCTTTATTAAGAGCCGTAATTGCAGTATTAAGTTCTGTCCAATTAGACAATTTTTCGTGAGCATCAAGCTCTGCTTCGATGTCTAATTTTTCAAGTTCTTCTATGCTCTTGTGTAATTTTGATAGAGCATTGTCTTTGTTAGCAAGCCAAGCACGTTGGTTCTTTTTCAAGTTTTCAATCGTGCTTTCAATTTTACTGTTAGCAGTTTGTATTGCTTCAATCTTAAGAGTTTCTTGCGTGATAGCATCTTTTGTCATACGCACTTGATCTTTAAGTGCATCTGCTTTTTCAGTTAGTATTGTTATACCTAGCAACTGCTCAATAATAGCACGTTGATCGTTTGCTCGCATTGATAAGAAAGGTTCTGTGTAGGTGTTAAGCGCCACAACATGCTTAAACATATCGTGACTCATTCCCAACAGGTCATTAATATCTTCTTGTGTTTTGCGGCTGTCGCCTTGCGACTCATCAAGCAACTCTTGTTCTTGGTCGTTGATGTAAAATTTGAGAACGTTAGGAGAACGACCACGTTCAATACGATAGTCTTGCCCGTCCTTCTCAAAATGTAGGGTGACCAACATCCCCTTACTATTAGTCTTATTAATAAGATTGTTTCGTTTGATGTTGGTCAGTGCTTGACCGTACAGAGCGTAAGATAATGCGTTGATTATCGTAGTTTTGCCAGTACCGTTGCGTGATCCAGAATCGTCACCTCCTTGGTCTAAGTTTTCGCCAAGCACTAAAGTGAGCCGTTCCTTGTTAAAGTCTACGGCTTGAGTTTGGTTTCCCACACTCATAAAGTTTTTTACTGTAAGATCTTTAATTTTAATCATTCTAAACCGTTATAGATATCTAGTAGCATTTTCTTATCGTAGCTGTCAGTGTCTAGTTCTGCAATTTCACCTGCAACAATTTGATCAACACTAACAAAACTTGAAATATCTAAGTCGGTTGATATTTCTTCGATTTGCTTTTGGGGAATAAGTGTAATTTCTCGACAGTCGTATTGGTTAATAAAAGTTTCTTTGATAAAACTTGATTCTTCATAACTGATAGGAAGATCTAATTCAACACGCAGATACATTTTACTTTTAATAATGTTATCTGTGTCGTCTAGTAGTCTGCTAAGTTTAACTGTTCTATACTTAGGACAGTTTGGCCAGTTGACGTACTCTGGTTCTTGATCGTTCTCACGGTCTAATATCATCATACCACGGTCATCATCCCAAGCATCAGCATAGTTGTGTGGAAAAGCATTACCAATGTAATGTACGGCACCTTGTTTTTGTCGCTTATGGAAATGTCCTGAGAATACATAACTTTGATTAGCAAAATGCTCTGCTTTTAAGTCACCATGATCTGGCATCTGTACCATTGCATTCATATAAAAGCTAGGCAGTTCAAAATGACCAAACACATATTTGCTTTTTAGTTTGCTCATCTGTTTCCACTCGTCGCCTACTAGCCAAGGAACAAGTGTAACATCTTCAACAGTTGTAATTTTATCTACAAATGTAATGCCAGGAATATATTTGCTAAATGCTGTTGAGTTAATATCACGCTTGTCTTTGTAGTACAAGTCGTGATTGCCGTCAAAGAAATAAAACTGCTCAAACGCAGAACCTAGTTTTTCTAGGCTGCGGATAGTAGCATCCATGGTTGTTAAATTCAGACTGTTACGATTGTGATGCCAATCACCGCAAAAGATTCCAGTTTCACAACCGTTGGCTTTTGCGGTTTCTATAAACCAGTCAATAAATTCTTCGCAGTCGTCATTGTGTACACGACTGTTGCCTTTTAGGCCGAAATGTATGTCTGTAAAGACAGCAGCTTTCTTAAACAAAATTTAGACTCCATAATTGCATGTTTAACTATACAGTCTATTTAAACACCTGTCAAGTGTTTTTTTCACGGAATGTGGAAATACTTGCTTCTTCGTTTCTGCGTACTTCTGCTTCCCACTCGCCTTGCATCTGTCTAGTATAACTAGGATTCATATCGTTCATTTCGAGTATGTCATCACGTATGTTTTGATTTCGTTTTTCAATATTGATGACACGTACAAAACTGTTAGTAACAGCGGCAGTGTAATAAGCAAAAGGATTGTTAGATTTTGATTCGTCAAACTGTAGACCTATCTGTGAAAGTTGCAGGATAGCTTGTCCTTTCATTTCGTCATTGTAGGTATAACCACGAACGTTACCACGGGTAGCATAACGATCAACAAGTTTCATCCACATCATAGCAAGATTGTTTGTAGCACATCCGTGATCTTTAGAAAAGTGACCGTTTTCCATGCCTCCTATCCAATGGCTTTTTCCGACTAGTTCTAGCTCGTCATCTTCGTTGTATTTGTAGTGTACAAAAGGAGGAAAATTTAATTTTACTTTTGTATCTGCTATCGTCTTTGGATTCTTTTTCCGTCCGGGCTCTTCTGGAATGTGATCAAATGTCATTACACGGAAAATAAGTTCTTCTTTTGTAATTGATTTAGGATCAACTTCACAATCGGCTTGTTTAATTTTTTCGCCAGCCATACGCCGTGTTTCGTATGCTTCTGTGCTGAGACGTTTTGCTTTATTTCGTTTTGCTTCTGCAACAGTTAAACGATTAATTTTTTCAACATCTGTTAAAATAATATCGTAATTTGCATAATCTTTGTCAACATAACTGTTAAAAGTATTTTTTGATCTGTGTATTTCTAATAATATATCTTTGTTATTTAGGTAATTTCGTTTTCTCACTGAGGTCTCCTAGTTAATTGTATTTATTATAATATACGCAGTTAATTTTGTCAACTAAATAGTGTATAGGAGAAAGTTATGGCAATAGTAACAGATAGTAGTGGTAATCCTGTAAGAGACAGTAGAGGTAATCCAGTCAGGCAGGGTAATGCAGTAGCTACACAAGCAACTGATGCATCGGCACAAGCAACAAGAGCACAACAACAAGCTAGTGTTGAAGGTCTTGCAGGTTCTGCATTAAACTTTGGAAAAAACTTTGTAACTAATTTTGTTAAAGATGTTAGATCAAGTGTTGAACCTATACTAGAACCATTTAGATTTGCTAGCAATCTTAGATCTATTAATTTAAAATCAATAGGTAAAGATATTAAAAAAGCAGCAATCGCAGAGTGGAGTAGTGGAACAGACAGTGACTGGCGTGTACGATTAAGCGTACCTAGCTCTATGAGTGGCAGTAGTTTACTATTTCCATTGTTAAACACAAAAAATTCTATGACATTTCCACTTACTCCTAGTGTAATTATTTCACACAGTGCAAATTATAACAGTTTACAACCTGTGCATACAAATTATCCGTTTCAAGTATATGAAAATAGTAGCACAGATGATATGACGATTACAGGAGAATTTCCTGTAGAAAATGAAGATGATGCAAAGTATTGGATTGCTTGTGTTCACTATCTTAGAAGTGTAACAAAAATGGACTATGGCGGCACAGGCGGCCCTCCACCTGTGGTTAGATTGAACGGCTACGGTGATTATATTTTTAATAATGTTCCTGTAGTTATTTCAAACTTTACTATTGATTTACCTGTTGATGTTGATTATATTGCTTGTAGGCTAGCAACATCAGACGGATTTAGTTTTTCTAATACATCAAGTGGAACTAATTGGGTACCTACACTAAGCCAAATAACAGTTACATGTAAACCGACATACAGCAGAAGGCAAGTAAGTCAGTTTGATTTAAATTCGTTTGTAAATGGACAATACGTAC